GATTTTCAAGACCGGCACCCACAAGGACAGCAAGGGCCGCGAGCGCGCCTGGACTGCGGGCGACCTGGACAAGATGGTGGCCATGTACAACCCGGCCGATCACGAGGCTCCGGCGGTGATCGGCCACCCGAAAGACAACCATCCCGCCTACGGCTGGACCGCCGAGCTGAAACGAGTGGGCGACAAGCTCATGGCGAAATTCAAACAGGTGGTACCCGAGTTTGCCGCGATGGTGGAACAGGGGCTGTTTAAAAAACGCAGCATCCGGGTGAACGCCGACGGTTCGCTCGGTCATGTCGCTTTCCTGGGTGCGGTACCCCCGGCAATCAAGGGGCTGAAGGATATAGAGTTTGCGGAAGACGAGGCAGGTTTCGATTACGACTACAGCGAGGAGGAGATGGGTATGAAGAAAACGGTAGAGGAGCTGGAACTGGAACTGGCGGCCGAAAAGCAGAAGACCGCGAAGCTGGAAACGGAGCGCAACGACTTCAAGGTCAAGGCGGCCAAGACCGACGCGGATTTCGCCGAGGCGCAGAAAAAGGCGCGCACCAAGGAGATCTCCGACTTCATCGAGGCCGGGATCAAGGACGGCAAGATCATACCCGCCTGGAAAGAGCAGGGGCTGGCCGATTTCATGACCACCCTGGACGAGCAGGGGGGCGAGTACGAGTTCGCCGAAGGCAAGAAGAGCAGCCCGCTGGACTGGTTCAAGGGCTTCATCTCCGACTTTTCCGCCCACCCCCTCTTCAAGGAGATGGTCAAACCGGAACAGCAGGACGACCATAAAAACGCCGATTTCGCGGCCGACGAAAAACTGGCCGAGGAGATGGTCTCCTACGTAACGCCAACCAAATAAGTCATAACTCAAAAATTGGAGGTTCACTGACATGACAGAATACGAACTGCTGCAAAAAAACCTGATCGCCGCAGGCAACCCTGTCCGCAAAAAGATCACCGTCGCCGCCGGCGCCGATCTCGTGGCCGGCACTATTCTAGGCCGCATCACCGCCAGCCGCAAGTTCAAGCGTTCGCTGATCGGCGACGCCGACGACGGCTCCCGCACCGCCGTAGCCGTACTGCTGGAAGACGCCGCCGCCGCATCGGCCGATGTCGAAGCGGTCATCGGCCTGGGGGGCGGCGCATTCACCAAGGACAACATGACCGGCCTGACCGAGGCCGCCGAAGATGCCCTGGAAGCTCGCGGCCTCTACTTCCTCTGATAACCCATTAACCAGATCCTAAAGGAGGGTCACTCATGAAATTCCGTTTTTCAACACTGTTCGCCTGGTTGGGGCTGGTGCTCCTCGCCGTTGTTCTCTGCCCGGCAGCGGGCATGGCCACCGTCACAAGTTCCGGCACGGCCCCGCCGATGTTTTTGCTGGCCGGGATCGTCTCGCTCGACCAGATCTTCAAGGTCCGCGTCCTCACCATCGCCATCAACAAGATGCGCCCGTTCACCACCCGTGCCCTTGATCTTGTCTTCAGCCGTAAGAAGGGGCAGCTCTCCAGCCTGTTCGCCTGGGACATCAAGTCGAGTAACGAGCGGATTCTGAAGAATATCCGCGTCTCCGACGCTGCCCAGACTACTAACGGCGTCAAACGCAAAACCGTCACCTGTGAAGCGCCAAGATTTGCCGAAAAACGTTTTATCGGTGCCGACAAGCTCGATGCCGCCCGTAAAGCCGGCGAGCAGGGTGTGGAGCTGATGAAAGAAAAGATCGCCGACGAGCAGTTCGACATGCGCGGCGATGTCGATCGCACCCGCGAGTTCATGGCGGTCAAATGTCTCTCCGGCCAGGTGGTCGATGAGAGCGGCGCCGTCATCGTCGATTACAACTTCCCGGCCGGACAGAAGCCGGTTCTGGCTGCCGACGCCAAATGGTCCGCCGGGGGTACCGACCCGCTGGTCAACCTCCGCGCCTGGAAGAAGTACATCGGCTCCCGCGTCGGCGTCGACAAGTTCGTCGCCATCTGTGGCTCCGACGCCATGGACGCCCTGATCGGCAACGCGGCGATCGGCGACAAGCTTAAATGGGCCGCAGGCAAGCAGATCGCCGAAGAGGGACGCATCGCCTTCCTGGCCGGCATCCAGATCGACGAGTACTTCGGCACCTACAAGGACTCCGCCGGCAATCTTCAGGACATGGTACCCGCCAACGTCTTTATCCTGGTCGGCATCGGTCCGGATACGGCGGCCGAGCTTTACGCCCCGGTGGTGGACCTGGCTGACGAAGCGGGTGTCGGCTCCGGCAAGGATCCGAACATCTTCTTTTCCAAAGCCTGGGACGAGCAGGATCCGTCCGGCAAGTGGGTCAAGGTCGAATCCCGGCCGCTGCCGGTCCTATTTCAGCCCGAGTGCGTCGTGTACGCAACCGTCTGCTAAGGGGGACATGACCTATGAAAGTTGAAGTTCTGCCGGGGTATCACGTCGATACCAAAAAGCGTAAAGAGCCGTATTTTCCAGGCGAAAAGCTCGACCTCGACGACCAGGAAGCAAACCGGCTGATCACAGCCGGAGTGGTCAAAGAGGCCAAGGCCGGCAAGGATGAATCATCCGGAGGATCCGGGGGCGGTTCAGGTGAAGGAGCTCCGCTGAACGTGCCCAAAACGGTCGAGCTGGTAGTCGCCGCCCAGACCATCGAAGAATTGGACAAGCTGGTCGAGGGGGAGACCCGCAAGGGTGTCCTGGATGCCATCGCCAAACGCCGCGCGGAATTGACGCCGGCTGAATAACAAACCTGTAGGGGCGGCCTCGCGTGGCCGCCCCGATCCTAACGGAGGAACCATGAAAAAATTAATCTGTCTGACTCTGCTCACCCTCATCACCTTTGTCGGCATCGTCTGCGCCGCCGACAAGATGCTTTACGACAGCAAGAGCAAGCCAGCCGTCGCGATTCAGAACCTGGGAGCATTGGCCCCTGTCAAAGAAAAACTGCGCTGTGACACGACCGCCATGACCAAGAGCCCCTTCAAGGGGTACACCACCGCCGGTTTTCTCGGCCACGAGCTGCAGGTGGTCGATGCCGCCGGTGCGCCCGTCAACGTTAAATGGACCCTCGACGGGGTGCTCGCCTGGATCGGCAGTACCTTCTCGTTCACCAATCCGGCGGGCACTACCTACAGCAAGGCCGCCTTCCAGCCCTACTCGGCCACATCCCGCAGCCTGACCTCCTGCACCAAGCGGCAATAACATGCCTTACTGTCTTATTGTCGACATAGATCTGACCCTGAAAGAGTTGATCCAACTGACCGACGACAACGTGCCGCTGCTGGTCACGGTCGAAGCGTTGGAAGCAGCCATGGCTGCCGGCGACATGACGGGGTTTCCTGAAAATGTGCAGGTCGCCACGCCAAAGGCTCTCGACAATATCGACAAGGCCATCGATTACGCCGGCATGCTGATCAACGCTAACGTCGGCGAACGCTACGCCTTGCCGTTCACGGCCGTGCCGGAACTGGTCAAAAGTATCGCCGTCGACCTGGCCACCTGGAAACTGTTCTATCGCAAGAAAAAGGACAAGCTTCCGGAGGCGGTACAGAAGGCCTATGACAACAGCATGAAGCTGCTCGGCCAGATCCGTGACGGCAAGATTGGTATCGGCGTTACTCCTGCCGGGTCGAAGGTCGAACCGGAAGCCGGCAGCATGCTAACGGCCGGCACCAAACCACTCTTTACCAATGACACCCTGGAGCGTTACTGATGCCGGGTGTCGGCTATATCGAGGATACGCTGCTCCAGGTACTCACGGCGCTCAACTGCTGGGCCATGATCCAGAGCGCCGGGCGCAAGGCCCTGCCGGAGACGATCTACTACCCGGCCTGTTTCGTCATCTGGGACGGCGACGAGGACAGCGGCAGCAAGCCGCGCCCGGTTGACCATGTCGACTTCAAGGTGGTCATCCAGACCCAGAACCTGGCCGGTGAGGATCTGGCCGCCACCGATGCCTATACCCTTAATGACCTGGTCAGGGGAGAAATCCGGGGCAAGACCCTGGGGATCCCCGACATCGAACCGTTCACCTGCGTATCCCGCCGCTGCACCGATTACGACGACAGCGACGGCATGATCGAATACACCCACATCTACCGCACCCGGCTCTATCAGCCGATAGTAACCGAGTAAAGGAGAAACCGCATGAAAGACGAAAAACCGGACATCGTAGTTACCGTCAACGACGCCTCCGAGACCATCATCATAAATAACGATCCGCCACCGGCAGCAGCCGCGTCGGCCGCACCGAAGAAAGGAGCCACCAATGCTGACACGCCGTAGAGTCCTGGCCGCAAAGATCGAGGCGGCCGAGGGCACCGCCGAGGCGATCACCGTTACCGATGCCGGCATCATCGCCATCAACCCCAAGTTTGACGCCGATATCAAGATGTATGATCGCGCCAACGTCATGCTCAACAGCCTGTCCAAGCTGCAACCGATGCCGGGGCAAAAAATGGGCAAGATAAGCTTCCAGGCCGAGCTGAAAGGTGCCGGGGCGGCCTATTCGGCCACGGTCAAGCCTGCCGTCGGCATGTATCTGCGCGCCTGCGGCTTCGCCGAGACCATCGTCACCACGGCCGGTTCGGAAACCGCCACCTACCTGCCGGCATCCACCGGCGTCCCCAGCCTCACCATCTGGCTGTACGACGACGGCGTCGTCAAGAAGCTCAAAGGGTGCCGGGGCACGGTCAAGTTCGACGCGAAGATCGGCGAGGCATTTCTGGCTACGTTCGAATTCCAGGGAGTCTATGATGCCGTTGCCGACCTGGCCATGATTTCACCGACCCTGGAAGGCACGGTACCGCCGCTGTTCCTCAACGCCTCTTTGACCGTCGGCGCCTATGCCGCCATCTGCGAGACCTTCAGCGCCGACATGGGCAACCAGTTGCAGATGCGGCCGGACGTCAACAGCGTCAACGGCTATCTCTCGGCCCGCATCACCGACCGCAAGCCGACCTGCAAGATCGACCCGGAGATGGTCACCGTGGCCACCAAGGACTTCTACGGTCTCTGGGCTGCCGGCACCACCGCCGCGCTCAACATCGGCCCGGTGGCAGCAGCATCCGGACTGTACAACAAGTTCACCATCACCGCGCCGAAGCTTGTGCCGACCTCGGTCAGCGAGGGCGAACGCAGTGGCAACTCCACGGCGCCGCATGACTACACCATGGCCATGAACACCGGCGATGACGAGTTCAGTATTCTGTTTGCGAAGTAACCACTTACCCCCCTCCTTCCGGAGGGGGCTTAAATTACCATTAAAGAGGAGTTTAACCATGTCCGAAATGTTCGATCTCTCCACCCTCAATACCGCCAAACGTGCCGATGAAGGCATTGTCCATACCATCCGTCACCCCGAGTCGAATGAGAAGCTGCCCCTGAAAGTGAAAATAAAGGGCGCCGACTCGGAGGCCTATCAGCGTGTTGCGGATGCCTCTCTGAACGAAGTATTCAAGCAGATCGCCAAAACCGGCAAGGTCAACCGCAC